AGAGCGGCGCGCCTGGTCGCAGGTGGGCAATTCTCGAACGACGAGGTAGCGAGGCATATTGGGGTTACTCCAGCATATCTCAGCCTTCTGAAGCAAACACCCGAATTCAAATCTCGCATGATTGAGATAGCAACGGGGATAACTTCACAGCATGATCTTGATATAAGAGAAGATATAGAGTTCCAGAAGGAAGAACTATCGGCTATGGTTCCGATGGCGCTCCAACGCCTTAAAACATTAGCCCTCTCGCGGAACGAGAACGTCGCGCTTAAAGCCACAAGCGAGATTCTTGACAGACACGGTGAACATGCCAAGGTGCAGCGTGTTGCCATAGACCGGGCCGATGGCATTGACCACGGTAAAAACGACTCGATGGTTCAAGATATCATGGCGGTCTTGGCAGGTAAGCCTCTAGTGCCACAGTCGAACGTAGATGCAGTAATGGATGAATTTACAAAGGGCGCGCCGGATGCAGAGGCGCAGATTAATCTCACAGCGGATATTATCACCGAGGACACATTAAGATACATTGACGAGAAGAAATTACCGGTGAACTAATGAAAAAGGGAACAGAAGAAAAACCTCATTACTTTAAGTTTGAGACAACAGATCCTAAGACTACTGCAACTCATCTCTTTGGCATAACCTGTGACGAAGGTTGGTGTGAGAAGATAGTATGTACTGGGATGTATGAGTACGTGGCTGATTGGCTTGTGGTACAGCTGCAAGGCAAGCCATATCCAAAGCCCTAAGTTGGGAAAAGGAGTTGTTACTTTTAGCGCGTCGTAGGCCGAAGTATTAACTGTGCTCTGATGCCCTGACCGCCATCAACATAGTGGCCCATACCTAACACTACACGCATTAATATAGCAACTCCTTCCCGAAAATTAGCCTGTTAGGGTGGGCCAAAACGCCGGTCGCGCCGCAGGCGCAGAGGAGCAATAAGATGGCATTTAAAGTTAGGGCACAAGGAAATAGAGCATTGGTTGATCCTAAGAAAAAGAAGCAGATCTCTGACATAACTAAGAAGAACGCAAAGCAGAACGCGAAGAAGAAGGGTTTGCTTAAGTAATGGCATACGATGTAGCAGATATTAAGAACATCTTGGATGACCAAGAGGCTTCTAAGATAATAGAAGATCAGCGTTCTAGTATCTATACACCGAAGAAAATTACTAATAGTTTCCAAGTTCTGCCAGTAGTACCGGGGTTAAGTGCCAAGACTACTCGACAAATTCATCGTATTAACTCCTTTGGTTCTCTATATTACTTCGCGGTTTATGCTCTTGGAAAAGACAGATTTCAAAAGAATCAAGACCTTTCTAAGAACTTGCATTACCAAATGTGCAAGGCCGTGGAGAAAGACGGAATCCAAGATGTAATTGAAATACCTCGCGATCATTATAAGAGCACTACCTACAGCGAGTGCTTTCCAATGTGGAGAACTCTGCCCTTCACAGATGAAGACGAAGATATAATGGGTAAGTTAGGCTACTCTGACTTATTCCTCCAGTGGATGCGACGAGCGCACCGGCAAGATTACCGTTGGCTTCTTATCTCAGAGGTTATTAAAAATGCCATCAAGCTCGGTACCCGCATATCGCAGCACTATGAAGGCAATCCAATCTTCCGCGATTTATTCCCTGAAATACTCCCAGATGCTTCCTGTGCCTGGAACAAAGAGTCTCTTACACATAAGCGCACACAAAAAGGAATGGGACAAGGCGAAGGAACTTACGATTTTCTGGGAAGTGGGGGCGCACTCCAGTCCCGACATTATGACGGTATGGTACAGGATGACCTCTTTGGGCGAGATGCCCTTAAAAGCGAAACTGTGCGAGAAGACACGATTGAGTATCATAAGCTCTTAGTCGGAGCCTTCGATGCGGACAATACTTCAGGGAATCGGGACAATGATGAGCTTATTGTTGGTAATCGTTGGGCTTGGAATGATCTCAATTCTTATATACGAGCTAACGAAACTTATTTTAACTTTACTACTCACTCGGCCTTGGGCGGGTGCTGTAAGTTACACCCTTATGGCATACCTATATTCCCTGAAGCTTTTTCAGTAGAAAAACTAGAACGCTGGAAAAAGCGCCTAGGTTCTTATCTCTTTAGTTGTCAGTTCTTAAATGTCCCAATCAACCCAGCAGAAGTAAAGTTCTCGAAGAAAGACCTCTGTTATTATGAATTTGTTGCTGATTCTTCTAGCACAATCATAGGTAAGAGACGCAGAGTAGCGATTAGGCATCATGTAAGAGAAGGTGATGTAATCCCCGACCTGATGCCTAGAACGCTAAAGCGGTATATGATATTAGATCCAAACCATTCTGAGAATCAAAGTAAAGGCCGCTGCCGTCATGCTATTACGGTTACTGGGATTAATGAAGACCCACGGCGAATTTATCTTCTGGATGTTTGGGCTAAGTCTTCTAGCATGGAAGTCTTATTAGCTAGTATGTTTAACATGGCTTATGCTTGGAAGCTCGATGAAATATACATGGAGACTATAGCAGCACAGAAGTATCTCATGTATCATTTTCAATACGTTCAGAAGCATGGGCTTAAAGAAGTAATGAAAGACCATGAGGATAAAGAAAATGCAATCGCATGGTGCAAGAAGATTACAATTAAAGAACTCACTACCCCAAGAACAGCTAACGCCAAGCAGATGCGAATTGATGGGTTGGGGCCGATCATTGAAAGAAATGAATTATGGGTTAATTCCTTCGGACAAACAGAATTCATGGAAGAATTGGAATCTTATCCTAATGGAAAGTTGCGCGATGTATTGGATACGCTTGGCTATGGCCCTCAAGTCTGGGGATTTGACGTAAGCGACGAAGAAATAACAGATGCCGTAGCTGCTGGCTTAGCAAACTGGGAACATAATACGAGGATCAATTAATGCCACTTCAACGTCTAACAAAAGTCAATTGGGGACAGGATGCTAATGCAGAAATGTGGCGTTATGTTGAGGAGAATTGCCTATATTGGCTTGCTAAGACCAAAAATTTCCGTGAGAACGAGCTTAAAAGGTATGCCAAGATTTATAAGGGTACTCCTGAGGCGAAGGTAAAGAACACTCCGTGGCCTAATGCGGCTAATAATGTAATCCAGATTGCTGCTACGCAATGCGATCAATTATTGAGCCGTGTTATGTCAATTTACATGACTGAACCCATTTGGCCGGTGACAGTTTATGGTGCTTTGCAAGGACAGGAGTTAATTAATGCTGTCGAACGTGCACAAATGCTTGAGATGTTTCTCACAAATTCGGCTCTGGATGCAACAGAGCTGGACATGTATAGAACAGAGCAGATATGGTGGTCTTCTGCGACTCGCAATGGGACTGGTATTATCAATATTCCTTATTATTATTCTGTTGAGCGAGCCCTTATTAGTGGTGAGTTTGTTGATAATACCACTAGTTCTACTAAGCCTTTTTTTCGCGATTTCATAAAGCATGATGGGCCAGTTCCGGTTAATGTGCCACTTAATAAGTTTGTGAATAACCTTGATTATCCTAAGCTAGATGACTCTCCTTTCAAGTTCGAGATTAAAACAATGTCTGAATATGAACTCAGACAGCACGTTGAGATGGATATTTATCCGCAATCTAAGGTAGAGCGTATTCTTGGCTCCCCGGATAGAGAGCAGAAGGAAATTCTGCAACAGTACATGCTAGAATCCCAGGGAATCACTGGTAACTCTCGTGAGGGTAATTGCTCTAGTGAGTATGATATATTACAAGTCTCCTTTAGCTACTGGCACAATAACCAAAAGTTCTCCCTCTTTGCTCACCTCCATCTTGCTTCCGACACGAAACTTGTCTGCTATTACAACTTCTACCCTCAGAATCTTAACTCCTACGAAGATGCAAAGTTGGCATATGACGACGAGCAATATCTCGGCTACGGTCTAGTAGAGATGTTGGAAGGTTATCAGAATGAAGTTTCGATCACCCACAACCAAAGAACTGACGCAGGTACTCTTAATAATACTACTGCTTTTCGTATTAACAAGAATTCAAAACTGCACAGCATTATGACGTTTTATCCGGGTATTTGTATTCCGGCGGATAAAGATGAAATCGAAAGACTAGACACAGGTAATCCATTCGCTGCTGATATTAACTCTGAGCAACTAACAGTAAGCTACGCTAAAGAACGAAGCGGTGTTGATCCAGCAATGGGCGGGACGGGTGGGGGGATTGTAAATGCTAAGAGAGGCATCTATTCCGCGCAAGGCACCTTCGCGGCACTCCAGCAGCAAAATAACAGAACCTCACTCCGCACTTCTGACATTAGAGCGGCGCATACGCGAGCTGGAAATAAACTCACAAAAATCTACGCGCACTTCGGTCTTGGTAACAGGCTCAGGCAATATGCCGCAAACGCAGAAGCCTTAAAAGCTGCTCTTGAATCTGTGCGTAAGGGTGATCTTGGATTACTCGTGCGTCCTAGCACAGCTTCAATTAATAAAGAAATGGAAAAGCAGAACGATATGCTTTTGATTCAGAATCTCGAACGTCTTTATGCTGGTGACGCGCAGATTATTCAATCGCTGTCACAACAAGGGATGCCTCCTGAATTGAAACAATATTACATTGGTGTACTAAGAGCGAAGAATCTTATGATGAAGCGACTTCTTCGGAACTTTAACTACACTGATGTAGATTCACTAATACCAGAACCATCGTTTCTAAAGGAGAATAGAGATAATGATATCAGAGGGGCAAGAAGTCTTCAAGGAGATAGTCCGGCACAGGGAAGCGATACGGGATCTTTATCGCTCCCAATTGGGCCAACTGCTAGTACGATACCTCAATAGTGAATTTCTCACTAAGGTAGATGAATTACTACACGGAGATAGGGGAGAAGTTAGGGATGCTGTAACAAAGGGCGAAGCTAGGATGTTATATGCCCTTATGAATCTCCCGGATTATTTGTACTCACTAGAACTAAAGCCAGAAAACGAACCAACAGGAACAGAAGTATAAGGAGATAGTCATGGCAGGATGGATTAAGAGAGCAGTAGAGGAAGAAGAAGAACAAGAAAAGCCTCGTGCAATCGAGCTTAAGCCAGAACAGGTGCGTGATGCCATCAAAGACGATCTCGATAAAATACACGCATCTTCAAAAGCAATTACTGATTTTATTGCAGAGCAAAAAGCTGAAAGACAAGCTGCTCAAGATGCCGAAGCCGCCAAGCAGAGGAAGGAAAGCGAGACTGTTGGAGAATTTGATTTTCTGACAAATCCCGAAGAAGCTATGAACAAAAAGCTTCGTCCGATTGCCGAGTCTAATGCTGTCATGGCTTCGATGTTCGTGCGTAGGGAAGTTCTGGAGCATCAGGAATATTATGATGACCCTGAGTTTAAAAAGCGTGTAGATACTATGATAGACCAACAGCCGCTCCAGAATAGGCTCGATCGTTCTGTCATTATGAACGCATATAAAGTCGTCCGCTTTGATGCCATGAAGGAGATTGAGGAAGGTAAAATCAAGTCCTCTCTTAGTGCCGGCGGTGGTAATAGAGGCTCGCGTCGTGATGATAAAGACTCTGGCGATGGCGAAATTACCATGTCACAAGAAGAAAAGTCCTATGCCCGTAAGCTGGGAGTATCTGAGAAAGACTGGATCTCTCAGAAGAAAGAGATGGAATACGTATAATGGCTACTGAGATTAATACCAGCGCAAACAAAGATGTTCCTGTAAATCGCGTGGACGATGTAAAAGCCCAAGCGGAAGCTGTAGTAGCCGCAGCTGTAGCAGAATCCAAGCGAAAGTCGGCAGCCGATGGAAACATTAAACCTTTGGATTCTATTAAAACTCGTCCGAATACTCCGCTTGATTTTTCTCGTCTTTCTGAAGATGACATTTATAACCTTGAAATACCAATCGAAGCTCGACCTTTTAGCACAGAGGACTCGCTTTAGGTAGTACTCAAAGATCCAATGTACATCGCGCGTTGGGTTAACAAAGACCCTCGCAGACTTGGCGCGATGCTATCAAAAGGCTTTATCTATGTCACAGCGGAAGACCTAGCACAACGTCTCAAGACCGAAGTATCCGCTGACGCAGAAGATCACTACATCATTAATGACGTAGTGCTGATGAAAATTTCAAAGGAGATTTATCTCCCAGCACAGCGCGCTGCACACTTGCGCGCTGTCAACACAGTTGACCCTAGAACTGCGATGAAAGCAGCTAGGGCATATGCCACAGAGTCCCTTAACAAAGACACTGGTGGCGAATATGCAACCGAAGCAGCAGCTAATAAAGTTTCCGTTTATACCCCCGGCGTTGAAGTCTAAAATCGAAAGGAAAAGAAATGCCAGCAAATCTCACAAATCATATTCCTATTGGTAGCGTGCAGGATATCAGCGGCAACACTCCGCAAACTGCCTCTATCTCAGAGCTTGCAGGGCAGACGTTTTTGCTAGGAGTTCCAGTACAATTGGCTACCAGTGGTTATGTCCAGAAGTGGGACGGAACAACGGTAGCTGCTGGTATTTTGGGCTTCTCGCTACAGCCTGGAGCTAATCTCCCATCTAACGGCAAGGGCACACCTGGCCTCTACTCTCAGATCGGGCCTCCCGGCGCAACTGGGACTTATGGCAATGTTCCCAATATGCCCAGTGCAGTTAACATCGCACTAGGCCAGCCAATGTCAGATGGGCGTACTCTGTTTGAAGTCGCCAATGATGACACAATCTTCGAGGGCCAGTATGACAACTCCGCTGGCACAGTCCCCGCGGATTATACCCCAACCATTGCTCTTATTGGCAAGAACGTCGGTATTACATTCGACGCCTCTGGCACAGCATACCTCGATGGTGGCAAGGTGGTAGATGGCACTAGCACCGTAGCTAAGATTGTTGGCATTAACCCCAATGATCTAGTTCAGGCTGGAACTCCGAATACTTACCTCGCCAACGCTCGTGTTAGATTCCAAGTACTAACCGCAGCGCGTCAGCTTTCCGTTTAGTCCTACCAACTCAATTCAAATTAAGGATATTTAAATGACACAAGTACGGGGCGCATTTCCAAAACTACTGGCTCCAGGACTCAATAAAATCTATTTGGATGCAGTTGAGACTGAACAGCGAGCTATCGAATACACGCATATTTTCAACGAGGAAACTTCAGATCGAGCTTATGAGCAGGACGCGAAGTTTTCAGCATTTGGGCCGTTGCAGGAAAAGCCGGAGAACACACCTGTGGCTTACACAGGGATGTTGCAACTCGGTGATAAGCGTTACATCCATCTCACCTATGCTTTGGGTGTACGTACATCAAAAGAGCTTTATGATGATGATAAGTACGGCATCATTAAAAAGGCTCCCGTTGCACTCGCGCGCTCGGAGCGTTATACTAAAGAAATGGTTGCGATGAATATTCTCAATCAGGGCTTTAGTCCGAATGTGGCAACTGCTGATGGAGTTTCGCTATTTAATTCCCAGCACCCTCTAGCAGCAGGTTCGCAGGCTACGAATGTCGGCCCCGGACTTGCAAATGTGGTTTATGCTGTAGGCACATATCCCAATCGTCCATCGACGGATATCGACCTTAGCGTAACTGCGCTACAACTCGCAACTAATCAGTTCGAGCGGCTGGTTGATGGTCAGGGTCTTCCTATCACAATTCGCCCTAAGCTCCTTGTAATTCCACCGGAGCTTAAGTTCATCGCTCGTGAAATCCTCGGCTCTCCTGGCAAACCGGGAACTGGCGATAATGATATCAACTCTCTCATTGGTGAAGACCTTAGCTTTATGGTCTCTCACTATACAACGAGCCAAGGAGCATGGTTCCTGCTCGCTGAGAAGAAGTATCATTATTTAAAGTTCTACATGCGTCAGGCTCCGAAGATGACTTATGACGACGACTTCGACACTGATGCAATCAAGCAGAAGACCACAATGCGTATTTCTGCTGGCGCAACTGATTGGCTTGGAACTTGGGGTTCTAACGGCCCCTAGGTGTAGTGGGGGGAGTGGGCTTCCTTGCAGGGCTGCTAGGCTCCCCCCGCTATCATAAGTTGGTGTTGTAGTCTTCATCCTCCTAGCGGACTGATGTGGAGATATACAATGCCCGATTGGGCGGGAGCTAGATTATCTCCCTAGTAAACCCGCCCATTCTAATTTCGATAGGAGAACTAAGATGCCAGCGAAAAAAGGAATTCACCCAGCTTATCGTGAGAAGTCAGAGATAGTTCCTAAACACAGAATTGAGCCAGACGTAGCTCCTGCGGCTAAAAAAGGTCGCTCTGCTTCTGAGGCTTTTGATGGCTTTGATAATTCTAATCTTAGTATGAAAGATATGATTGATTTGAAATCAGAGAAAGAGCGGGATACTCTAAGTTCTCAAGCTGCTGAGATGACTGCAAAATATAAGAAGAAACAGTAGGAGTTCTTATGCCAATGGGAAAAGGGTTACACCCGGCTTATCGAGATACGCCGCCTAAGAAATCTCCTTCAGCTTCCGATTTTGAGCGTTTAGCTGTGGCTAATGAGATTAAAAATTTTGGCCCGACTAAATCCGCCGCTGGGCGTTATGGTGCGCCTGATAGCATGGAAGATGCTCAGAACAAAATTCTAGCTCGTGATAAAGGTGATGATAGAGTCAGAGCCGAGCGTACTAAGACAGCCAATGTTCTTGGCAGTATTGCGAGTATGAAAAAAGACGGGCCTATTAAAACCCCGGTTAAGACCAAAATAGAGCGGCAGCAGTTTTAGGAGCCAATATGCCAAGCGATGGAATTCGTACAATAGGCGAAAGCTGCTGGCATTATTGTGATCGCTGCGAGCGCAAGGGTGATCTTAACTCCGAGCTTCAGTGGCAATATGGAAAGTTATTGTGCTACGATTGCTATGACCAGTGGCCGGTTATGGTAGGTTCAATCGAGAAAGCTCAAGCTCAAGCACTTGCTTTTATTATCCATAACCCCGATCTTCGTCCGAATCAGAAGTTAGTAAATCCAATCGTACAAGATACTT